GGTCCTTACTGCATTAGAATCTTTTGTCTATGAACAAGAACCAGCCGGTCCTTCGGAGATATTCTTTAGAAATCAATTGCAAGCCGTATTAGATGAATTGGAGGATAACCAATGCCACTAAAACCAATACCACCAAAACCAAACACTAAACCAACGCCCAGACCGGGCAAGCCCCCGGCCAAGACCTTCGAGATCGCCCAGTGGGACGGGGCCGAGTCTGGTGAGAAGATCATACTCTACGGCGAAACGGGCCGGGGCAAGACCACGCTTGCGTCGATGGCTCCTGATGCTATATTCATAGGGCTCGATGACGGTGGCCGGAAGCTCCGGCATCCTAAGACTGGTGAGTTCTTGAAACACATCCCAGGGATCAGCACGTTCGAGGATGTCCGAGCGGCCCTTAACGCTTGTCTGACCCTTGATTGCAAGACGGTTGTGATTGACACCGGGACTATCCTTGAGTCGTTGGCCGAGGCGTATGTGCTGCGGACGATCAATGGGCCTAATGGAGCAGCGGCTAACCTTGAAGCATATGGCTATGGTAAAGGGTACAAGCACCTGTATGATGCCATGCGTATGCCTTTGCTCAACTGCGATAAGTTGATCGCCGCAGGTAAAAATGTGGTCGTAATCTGCCAAAGTGTTAATAGTAAGGTCGCTAATCCAGGGGGTGATGATTTTCTGCGTGACGAACCGAGGTTGTATCACGACCGCAAATACTCGGTTCTCCTGATGTGGTGTGAGTGGGCCGATCACATTTTCCGCATTGATTACCAAGGAACATGGGTTAAGAAAGCAAATAAAAACGCTGCGTTTGGCAAGGCCACGGGTGATGTCACCCGTGTAGTTCAGGCTAAAGAGGAGGTACACTATAGGGCTAAGTCCCGGACCTTGGACGATCCGGTGATAAGTTTCTCGACCAAGGATGATGATAGTTTGTGGCAACTACTTTTTGAAGGGGAATGAAAATGGGATTAGTAAACACAACGGGTTATTTCAGAGGTTATATAGTAGACGGAGCCCTCGGCCAGTCAAGCGGCGGGTTCCCGCAGGAAACACTCGCGCTCAAGGCAACGGAAATCTACGATGAGGAAAACCAGGAGTATCTCCCGGTCGATGAGGAACACGATGAGATCATGGCGTACCTGATCCTCATCAGCAGCAAGGACAAGGAGACCAAGAGCGCCCAGCAACTCAAGAAGATCACGGGCTGGGATGGAGCCAGCTTCGTGGACCTGCACGGCATGGACCTGGCCGACATCCCGTTGTCGTTCCGGGTCGAAGAGAACACCTATGAAGGCAACACGACGCTTCAGGTACAGTGGGTAGCAGAGCCCGACGCCTCGCCGACCCGAACCGTGGCCAAGATCACTAAGGAAGACGCCCAGGCCCTCCAGGCCCGGTACGCCTCGGTCCTGGCCGCGACCAAGGCCCCGGCCAAGGCCGTGTCGGCTAAGAGTAAGAAGACTCCGGCCAAGCCGAAGGCCCCCAAGGCCCCCAAGACCACGAAGCCAGTAGGCAAGTGTACAGACCAGGAAGCCTATGACGCCTGTTACAGTCTCAAGCGGGACGACGTGACCGAGGAGAAGTTGAACGAACTGTGGGTCGAAGCGGTGGCCGAGGTCAACGAGGACGAAGCAAAAATTAGCCCAGAAGAATGGTACGCGATCAAAGAAACGGTCTTGAAGCAAGTCAGTAAGGTGTAAGGACTGATACCAGCGACGGCGGCGGCGTGCGACTATGTGCGAAGGTTGACTGCTCGATGACCGAAGCTATCGCGGGTGAGCAGTTCGATAGCGTAGCAGGGAAAATAATAGGCCGCTCTGCACTGCCCGCCGTTTGCTGGTTCTTGGAGTAACCAATGCCCAACAACATCCCAGAACTCTACAAGACCTACGCAGCTAACACGGCCCGGTTCCCGGCCCTCTACGATGAACTGGCCAGCCAACTCGGAGTGTCTTCCGAATCGGTTGTAGCCGTAGGGGCTGGGTTCATCCCGGTGGATGAGCAGGGCAACTGGGCCTGGGTGTTGCCAGAACGCAAAGCCAACGGAGACGTGATCGGTCTCACCAAGCGGCTCCAGAACGGGGCTAAGTACATGGTGAAGGGCTCCAAGCGGGGCCTGATCTACGCGGTCAACACCGACACCGAACAGTACGAGCAACGGCAGTGGGCACGGGTTTCAGCAGATCGCCCGTGCCCCCTCTGTGATCATCCTGACGGGTGTATGTACCCAGAGGGCGAGTACGAGAACCCCAACGCCGTGATCTGTGTGACGACAGCGACTGGCGCGGCCAAACCAATGAAGCTCGGCTATCTTCACATCCTTGATCCGGCCCGGCAGAAGCTCCAGATGCAGAACTATTCGGTCCTACTACCGTCTGAACACCCAGTCTTGGTCGTAGAAGGAGCCTCTGATGTCTGTGCAGCCTACGATCTGGGCTTCACAGCAGTCGGCAAACCGAGTGCCGCGAGCAAAAGCCAAGACCTCGTTGAACTACTCAGTGGTCATCCGGTCGTGATCCTCGGCGAGAACGACGCCGGGGCCGGTAAGACCGGGATGGAAACGACCTTCGCCCAGTTGCGAGCGAAGTGCCCAGAGTGTACCAAGCTGATGCCCCCGGCTGGGGTCAAAGACCTCCGGCAGTGGTTGGCTAAGGGGTTGACCCAAGCGGAGTTGCTCGGCTATATCAAGGAGATGGGCAGTCGATCACTCAGCGATGGTGTCCTTGACAACGACGAACCACTAACCGTAGCGGGCACCTGGATCAAGCGGCATAAGACCATCAACGGTAAGCTGTCGTTCGGCATATACCGCAAGGGCTATGTTGGCTTCAACGGGAAAGTCTACGAAGAACTCTCTGACGATCAGGTGTATGGCCAGCTATACCGGGACATGGGCGGGTTGGCGTACTTAGATGGTACTGGTTCGGTCAAGCCATACAAGCTGAACTGTGCCAAGGTGCGGGACATATTACAGGCTTGTCGTGGTTCCTGTTTGATCGACAGAGACCCACCAAGTTGGCTTACACCAGGGGATCGTCCCAACCCAGCCCGTTTGATCGTTTTCCGAAACGGCATACTCAATGTAGATGAGTACATCACTGGCAACTATACTCTCCACAACCCCACCCCGGATTACTTCACTTTCAGTGCTCTGCCTTACGACTTCGATGAGACCCTGAAATCTGACCTATGGTATGACACCCGGCATGACATCTTTGAAGGAGATTACGACAAGCTGCGGTTACTCGCTCAATGGTTCGGCCTCAACCTCGTGCCTGATATGTCGTTCCAGAAGTTGATGATGTTCAAGGGCCTGACCGGATCAGGCAAGGGCACCATCGCGTCCACTCTTCAGGCCATGCTGGGGGATAACAACTGCTGCATAACGTCCTTCCTGTCTCTATCCGGGGCACACGGTTTCTATCCCCTGATGGGCAAGCTCTGTGCGGTCGTCACTGATGCCGTAACGTCGTCATCACGAGAGGAGAAGGCTGTCCTGGCCAAACTCTTAACCGTTGTCGGTGCTGATGCTATTATCGTCAACCCAAAAGGCAAGCCACACCTTCCAAAGGTCAAACTGTGTTGCCGGTTCACGTTCGCCATGAATGACTTCCCGATGTTCCGGGACGACAGCCGCTCACTCGAACGACGGACCAACATCCTGACCTTCAACAATTCGTATGTAGGTCGAGAGGACACAACGCTTAGAGAACGGCTTGAGAAGGAAGCATCAGAGGGCAAGCTAATCAACTATGCTTTGCAGGGCCTGAAAGACCTCTACACCAACGGAGAGTTCACTATGCCAGATGAGTCGGTCGTGGCCCTGGCCTCGCTCCGGCAGCTTGTCTCCCCGGTCTCACACTTCGCACAGTACTGCATCGAATTGGATTCAGAAGGGCCGGGCATAGCCACGGATGAACTATACGACCTGTGGAAATGGTGGTGCCAACGAGAGGGAACCAAGGGGGGCAAGAAGGTTGATCTAATACGTGTGCTACAATCGACGATCCCCAACACGATCAGGATCATGGA